TAAAACCCTTTGTCAACTCCATTTGCTCCAAACATAGCATTGGTGTCTATATCTCCAAGGAAATTATAATTTACAAACTCGTAAGTTCCTTCAGGCTCTAAGGTCTGAGTATAGGTTGTTCCATCAGCAACAGCCACCTTTACTTCAGTAGGTTGAGCTGGAGAGGCAATAATTTGAGCTCTTTTAATTCCGCCTACTGATATATCTTCTGATGCTGTCCAAGTCCCTGTGTTATTTTTAACAGAGATATACCCAGACGCAGTCCCACCTGTCCATGTTCCTGATGTAACGGTAACGCTAGTGACTACTGCCTCTTTTGTAGACGTAGCTCCTTTTATTGAATCACCAGCTTTGATCTCTATAGATCCAGTATCAAACTGTATGAGGGGCATCTTAATATCTTCATCATCCGCAAAGGTTCCAGTTACATTAGTTAGAACCATAATCCCTTGAGCGCCGGTTTCCCATAATCCATGGTAAGAGATTCCCATCAAATCCCCCTCAGCTCCACTTGTGCCGCCCTTCACAGTTGTAGGAGTTCCAGTATTACCCGGGACTGGTTCACCACTTGTTGTGGTTCCGTCGAACTTTAAAGCTGTCCCAAGGTCAACCTCGCTCCAACCTACGGATGTTTCTATATACATCCCAGATGTTGCTTTACCTTCCTTGCTTCTAAAAGCATATACCTTTCCACCAAAAACCCACACGCCTAGTACATTACCTTCGCCAGGAACAACACCTATTAAGCTTCGCTGGTCCTCTATTAGAGCTTGCAGCTCAGCAAGGATGGTAGCATCAACTGCTGAATCTCTTTCTTCTGGAGCACCGTAAGCGAATGAGGTCGCATAAAGCCCCATTACCCAACCCTAAATACTGACATTTGACCGTAGTGCATTTGAAAGTTTTCTGAGTTACTAGCGTGTCCATTCTTTACTTGAGCTAAAAGATCGGTATAGTTAGTATGGCCTGTCGTATTAATTATTCCATTAACAGATGCCATATTATCTACAGTAGCCGTTGTTCTTTGAACAGCAGCATCGAACCCTGGATACACCACACTGCCAGCATCAGCTTGTGTAGCAACCCTAAAGGTCCATACAACAGTATCAGTCCCAGTCATTGCAAATGACACTCCAAGATTAACCATAAAGAACCCTTTGTCGTAGATCCTTATTCTGTCATTAGCAAAGTCAGAGTCCGACCCAACTAATGTAGCGGTTACAGTTGCTGTATCATCTGCAGCATTAGCGCCAGAGCCGTTCTTATTCCAGTCTATTGTTGCGGTAGCTCCTGAAGCGACTGCTTGACTAGCTGGCGTTCCTGACTTAGCGACTAAACAAGCATAACCTCCCATGCCAGACTCAACAAACTGTCTAAGCATCTGAGCTGTAACAGCCCCAGTTGTATTGTTTGCAAAGCTAGTACCAGTTAAAACTGATCTTTCTTTCCTTAGTGCTGTTGGTGTTCCCATTTATGTAAACTCCACATCAAAGTCGCCACCGAAGGCGCTGTCTTTGTTTAAAAAATATAGTTTCTCTCCATCTTGAAGAGTACCGCTTGTTACAACAAAATAAATATAACCTTCTGCGTTATTCGTTGGAAAGGTTCCAGCAACTCCGTCTCCAGTTATATCCTCTACACTTACAACCAATACAGTTCCAGAAGCCCCTGTTGTAGATCCCTTAACCATATCTCCTGAAGATGGAGCGTTACGAAAAAAAGCCGTACTATAGGCGCTGGTGAAGGTGGGGTATGTCACGCTACCTATTGTATAAGGTATCCTATAGTACGGCTCGATCTTTGATGGAAGAGTTTGCCCATCGTATCTTTCGTATCCATCTATCCTGCGATATCTTCCTCTTAAATCTACTTCAAAGTTATCGGCAGCTACTAATTCTCCAGGAGCTAGAGACATCACTGGATCAACTAAATTTATTCCTCCCTCAAAGGGGAAATAAGTTGACTTGAGTCTGCTAGTTGGTGTATTAGTTCTAACAAGTTTCGTCATTCAGGAACAACCGTAAAGTTATAAAGGTCTTGAGTTTTTATCATCCTTCGATTCTTTTGTCCAGACAACTGATCAGCCTCAAGCTTGTCTATTAAATCTTCAAACTCTGCCAATGCTCCTGTCATTATTTCTGGAGCGTCTTCATTCTCCGCATAGTACATCTTAGCTCTAGATGTAATGACCCTATGAAACCTTGGTGGTATTTCTGAAACTTGTGAGTCAGTAGTTAACTCAGTAGGAATCTTCCAATACTGACCATACACCGCTGTTATAGAGTCTGGTGTTGGGTATAAATCAATAACATTATTTGGCTTTACAGAGAAGACCTCTGGAGTGCTGCTATTAATAGTCCCTAACTTATACATATCAAAGTATTCCCCCCAAGGCATATACTCTAGCTCTTGGAAGTTATCAGTTGTTGCGTCCCAAACTATCTTATCAATATTCCAGTTAGCTAAATCAGTTGGGGACGTTAAAGTAGAGGTTCCTGATGCAGAATTAACTGATGCTTCTTTCCACAAGAATTGCCAATCAAACCATCTACTCTGTATGTCTAAATCAGCGGCCCTTACGTACCTAACAACGGCATTCTCTTCTTCGCTAAGAGACGCAGAGGTAACGCTAGACGGGCCACTACCAGGTATACCTACGTCTCTTGCCATATTCTGGCACAATACTAAATAAGTGCTCATCCAAGATGCCTCACAATATCGTTATAAACCCCTTCGGGATGTATGTTGGCAGCGCACAATGCGCCACCAGTTCTTAAGTCTCTGTTGCATGTCTCAAACCCAAAATGCAACTTATGACAAGGGAAGCAGGGACACTCTTCTGGCTCAAATGCTGTGGTATTTATCCAGTGCTTTACCATATTCTCTTTAGAAGAATGGGATAGAAATATCACCTTATGAGCATCCATGAATGAAGCTGCATTCAAAACCCCTGTTTCAGGGCCAACTACCACATCACATACATCCAGCAAAGATAAAGTTTTCCTTATGCTGAGCTTTCCGGATTTAGTTATAACCCTCTTCTCGTTCTCCCACCCTATTTCTAACATCTGGCAGACCTCATCGCCAACTGTTAAAACTGTTACATCATCTCTTTCATACATTAGCTTAGCTATGACTGGATCAGACCAAGGGTATACTTTATGCACAGAAGATCCCGATAAAACCCACATCACAAGATGCTTAGTCTTTAAATTTCTTTTGAAGTTTATAGCAAACTTTTTTTCAGACTTGGTAGGAAAGAATTTAGGAGAGAAATTAAACGGAACATCACATAGTTCGTGTGTTCTCTCTAGGTAATTAACATCACACATATTATGTATGAAGTCTTTATCTTTATCATAATTAGGGTTAGTTGGAACTCTAACCTCTTTCCCTTCCATCTTTATTAAATGAGAAGGCATTAATAGTAATGTCTGCTCTATTGATTCTGATAACTGTATAAACTTATCGAACCCTTCTTCCATTATTTCCCAATACTCAGTAAGCCTGGTATTAGGTATTTGATCTGTTTGTTGAACTATAATCTCATCAACATTAGGATCATGCCTTAGTATATCTAATCCTCTTTCAGACACATTAACACACACCCTGTATCCCATCTCCTTGAAGATTGGAAATACAGAAGACGCAATTAATATATCTCCGAAGGCTCCGTATCTAACTATACAAACTGTTTTTTCTTCTCTTACTCCACCAAGATCCTCTATTGTTAAATCATCAAGACTCTTGTTGGGTACTCTAAGTATTTTCAATTATCCCCACCCCTTAATTGTTACTTTTTAAAACATCTAATTAACCCGACCATCCAAAGAAGTTCATCTTAGTATTTACCATGCCGCCATTTACTCTAACTTCATTGTTAGTTCTTCGCTGTGCATTCCTGTACTCAATAGCTCTACCATCAGCAGGAAATAGCTGACCGCCGCTTGTGAATCCCTTTTGCTTCGGCTCGGTAAATCCATAACTTTCTTGCGGTGGCTCAGGCAAAGCTCCACCTAAAAAGTCTAAAACATTATTAAGACTTTTTTTGCTAGAATGTTTTTTCATTATATTCTCCAAGGATCAGGGGGGATTTCTCCCCCCATCTCCAATTTATATTATGCGAATTCGAACTTGCCTTTCGACGTAGAAATGCTCTTCTTCACAATACCCATGGGCATCTGATTTGGGCCATGACTATCCAACGCCAATTGCTTGGTGTCTTCAGTGGTCTTTTCCAAAAAAGATAGGCCATTTTCAGGAACCTTTCCCTGAGCTGAGTGTTTAGAACTAGCCATAATTTCCTCCTAGTACCATTCAATCATGATATGGTAGTGAGCCTTGCCAGCGGGGGTGCCGCCAGTAGGTGCTACCAATGTGATGTGAACGTCGGTATCAGCAGGAAGAGCTTCCAACACTAGGTCAGCAGCCACCGCAGTCAGTTGAGCGTTTGCAGCATCAGCCAAAGTACCTAAACCCATGTTTACATACTCATAGCCAGATGTTGCAGAACCCAACCGAATAAATGCTTCGGTAGTCGTGTTAGTGAAAAGCTCAAAGGAATCAACATTGATTTCTTTGATAGTTCCCTGCTTGCCTTTTGGACCTCGAAACGTCATCGCCTCACCACCAGCACCAAAATCATGGTACGCACTAATGCAGTAAGGTCGTGGATCACTATAACTCATAATAATTCTCCCTTATGCTGCGCTGTCCCAAATCACGA